GTTACAGTATTACCCACCTCACCCAAAGCCACGATGAAGTCAATCACATCCCCAGTAACTAGGTTCTCTGAGAATGTAATCGTTGAGCCAGATACCGTGTAAGCATCGTTAGGGGCTTGGATAACACCGTTTACAGATACAATAAGCTGTTCAGCAGTAGCTGGTTTGAAGTTCGCACTGCTGTACTGCATAGTGTAAGCGGCCTGACCGTTTACCACAGTGATGCCGTCTAGCTTTTTGAAAAGCCCACTAGAGGGGGCTACACCGATATAGGGCATTATTCAGCCTCCTGTATTGTTAGTGTGCCAGCATCTACCTGACGCAAGATTTCTACGTAGTGGCGGTTGGCTGGGTCTATGGGAACGAACATCTCTGTGCCGTCAATGGTGGCTTTAATGCTTGTGTTATTTCCTTCTGAGTCAGCACCATATTTTGCGTTTGTAATTGTCATGCTATCCATTTTTATAACTCCGCATCAGCTTCCCAGTTAACACCAAAAGTATTTCCTTGATTTGATATTCCACCTACATAATAGTGCAGTTTTTCTGTATTATGACTTGTGGCTGTTATAGAGTAACTGGTTGATACACCGCTATTTTGTAAGTCGTTTAAGTAAGAACCAGATGTTCCAGAAGTATTAGTGTTATATTGTGTAGTTGTTGGCGTGGCTCTCATTGGAACAGAAAGGTGACACCACGCACCAATATAAGTGCTGGTGCTGTAGCTGTTCGGAGGCATTACCGCAGTTCTTTCATCCCATCTTGCTCCACCTTGACCAGCGTTGTTAAAAGGTGCTGTGTCGTATGGGAAAGACTTTTGATAGTATCGTTTGCATCTTGTTATTTCGTCTTGAAATGACCGATGCTCAAACGGTGTGGCTGTCTCGCCTACTTCTAGTTGGATGCCTGTGATGTGCCAGTTGTTGTTGGCAGTATCGCCTAAGTTGACTTGCCCTGCCGCCCTGTCAGCATCGCTATAATCGCCCCAAGAAGTTTGTAATGTACCACTTGAATAATTAGACCCAGCCATTAGCCAAAAGTTTAATGTTAAACTGTTTCCATTGTCGTTACCTAATGGGTCTGTTGTATCTCCCACAAACGTATGTGTTTTATACTCCCACGTATTAGAAGATGACACAGTATAAGATTGTCCTATGTGTCTGCCGTTATCAATATCTTCTAATTCAACAATGTATGTTCCTGTTTTATTAGAACGCACCCAAAAAGAAACCGTTACGGAATTAGCGGATGAAGTTCCCTTTTTAAGATGTTGTAAATTTTGGCCTTCCATTTTGTGTTGTATCAATAATGTTTCATCTGCGGCTAACGCAGTTTCGGCTGTGTCAATATTAACTTTAAGAGAATTACTAAATCCATCAGGTGCAGTAGTTGACTGTGAGTAAGTTGTTACAAGGTCGTCCATATTCCCAACAGCACCCTTAAACCTATCCACACCAAACCCATTGGAGTCAGTAGTACTCGTTCCCCTCTGGGCAACCTGCATCGCACCATTGATGATAAGATTTCTCGCCCCTGCATATTGCTCTTGAGAGGCTGGTAGTATTTTTGATAATGCCATTACAGCCTCCTATGTTTTTACGCAGTACATCATGGCGATGTTGCGTGGTCTTGTTTCTATACCGTTTGTTTGAAATCTAATAGCACCTTGACCGTATGTGGTTAATCTTCCATCCATTGATAAGTAACTTGAATACGTGCCGTCAGTAGGTACAGTGACTGTAAAAAGAGAACCAGTTATTTGACCAGAACCACTACTATTAACCTGACTAATAGAATTAGCATTATCTGATTGAGATGAAGCAAATGTTCTACCGCTATCTGTACCCTTGCCGTTATCCCAGCCACGAATAAACTCACCTCTTAGGTCAGGCACATTAAATGTAGTTGAACCATCACCTACGCCATGTGTGGTGCTTAATGCCGCAAACAAATCTGAATAGGTTGTTCTTGATACAGCAGAGCCATCACACTCTAGCCAGCCTGTAGGGGCTGTACTCATAGCAAAAGGTGCAATCATTCCTGTGGGAATAAAAACAACATTAGAAGCAAGTTTAGCCTGTGTTACAGAACCATCAGGCGGTACTACAGTCTGCAATGCCTTGCCCTGATAGATAACGTAGAAGTCATCTGTGCTTGCCACGTTGCCTGTCATGCTCAGTGCAGTACCAGCTACTGTGTACGCAACACCAGCTTCCTGACGCACATTGTTTACAAACACCTCAATCTCTTGGGCGTTAGCTACAGCATGGGTTAGTGTGTAAGACGCACCGCCATCACCAGTGATGGTCTGCTTGTCCATTGAGGAGTATGCGTTTGTAGTTTGATTTCCTACATATCCCATTGCTTACTCCTATGTGCTAATGTCATCAACAGCAGATACCCAGCAGTCTACTGAACTAGCTGTATCTGATTTAATCCATAGTCTGTCACCAGACTGGACAACAATCTTTGCGCCACCATCAAGTACCTGTAATGCACCACCAGCGGCAATAGGCGCACCCTTAACCAAGTAGATGTCGCTAGTACCATCGTTAATATAGCAGTCTACATTGATGGCGTTGCTTGTAATGTTTGTCATGTGGATACCTACAATGGTATCGTAACTGTCAAAGTTAGCCCCATCAGGAATATCTGCGGCTGAAGTGCCTACGCCCTGTAGGGTATATCGTCTAAAATTCTGTGCCATAATAATTCCTTAGTTTATAGAGCCACGCTCATGGCTATACTGAAGCCAGCAGTAGCAAATGTGCTAGTATCCACTGCTTCTACATTGTTCCATGCTGAACCATCGTAGTATCTTAGTTTACTTGTGGTGGTATCAAAGTATAAGTCACCAGCAGTCAGAGGGTCTCCATCATTATCCACTGATGGCGCACTACTCTTACCGCCCAGATACACATCATCAAAGCTGTCTAGGGTTGAGGCCGCAAGTTCTGCATAATACTTAGCTGAGTAGTTAGTACCTTCTACAGCAGTGTTAATGTCAAAGCTTGCTCCACCACCTACAGCCCACTGTTTAGCTGAACCGCTTGTATTAGCCGCCTGTGCGCCAATGGCGTACTCTTTGGCTGAATACTCAGTACCATCTACAGTAGCTGTAGTTTTGGTAGCCCATTCCTCAGAAGCACCACCACCTGATTGGTTGGTGACACCTGTGCCACCTGTAGCCCATGCCTTAGATGAGTAGCCAGTACTTGCTACAATACCATTTGTCTTTGTAGCCCATTCTTCAGCTTCATCCTCGCTACTCTGAGCATCTGTAGCACTAGAGGCCGCTGCGGTTGCCGAGGTCGCACTAGCTGTCGCTGAGGTTGCCGAAGCAGTCGCTGAGTTCGCACTAGCTGTCGCTGAGTTGGAACTATTAGTAGCCTGAGTGGTTGCTGTAGTGGCACTGGTAGCGGCATTTGTTTCTGATGCGGAAGCCGCAGATGCTGAACTGGCACTAGCAGTCGCACTGTTGGCTGCTGCTGTGGCAGAATTAGCGGCATTAGTAGCCTGAGTGGTCGCCTGGTTAACCTGAGAGGTAGATGCAGTGTCCACATAGTTCTTCGTAGCAACATCCTGAGCATTTGTAGGATCAGCCACGTTCTTGATTACACGGTCAGTCGAGCTTACCTGAGCGTCAAACTTACCATCGTCATCTAGGGTAATAGCTTCGTTAGCTGTATCGATAGCTTCCTGCACACCATATAAGAGCTGGGTATTGGAGTCATTGAGCTGTTTAGCTGTCAACGCTCCACCATCTGAATAGGTGACGTTTAGAGAAGCAATATCTGTATTACGAACAATCCGCACAGCAGCCCCATTTGCAGGGGCTGTGGCGAAGCTTACGATGTTATCTGAAGTAAAAGTAAAGGAAGTGGAAACACCATCTACGAATGCAGTAACATCATCTGCTTCAAGATAGCTGTACGGAATAGTAAAGTCCGTGGTGCTTCCATCACCTGTGGATTCATAGATGGAGTTTGCCATTATGTTTTTCCTTAGTCTCTAACATTAGGGAATATGGTGTCATCACGGAGACCAGCTTTAGCCTCACCCTGACGTACCTTCCTGTTTGTAAATTCAGGCATCTTGCCGAGTTCTTCTAGAAGAAGGATTGCAGCGACCTGTCGTTGCTTTGCGATTACACTACGGACAACCTGACTGATTGCACCGTCCTGACTTGCAGTCCCATACATCTGGTCACCGTTAGACAAGATTGGGTATAGGATGTTTGTAATCCCACCGTTAGCTTCCCTGTAGATTTCGACATAGCGGTCATACAGGGTCTTATCTTCGCCAGGGTATGCTTCTGTTCTCAGGTCTCGGTTACCAAAGAAATTAGGAACACGAGCTGGTATCTCGAAGGCTGAATCTGTTGCAATAGCAATCAGCTCCATCTTCCGCAGAACAAAGAGGTCTCTTTCCGACTTACCCTTACGACGGTCTTCTTCATCTGTAATGAATATACCGTGAAGACTGTTGGTAGGAGCTTCGATTGGCCTTGCGTTACCTAAGATGTCGTATTGGTTAGACACAGGGGTAAAACCTAAGTCCATACGAGCCTCGAGGTGCTGTAGGAAGCCTACGGGGTTCTTCAGAGTAGGAGTGTCATCAAAGAATGCATTCTTGGTCTTGTAAATCATGTTAGGGAATGCAAGCTGGGTCTTCTGCCCCATAAACTTGAGAACGTCCCGATACCATGCATCTTCTTTACCAAATGACTGTATTAAGCCACTGGCTTGATCTAAACCTTCCATAAGGCTTGCATCTTTGATTGCATTGAACAGTGAGCCTACACCGACGTACAGACGGTCTCGGATCAGCCCCAGCTCATCTTCTACATACTCGCCTTGACGACGACGATACTCTACCTCTTCATATCTCTCAAAGGCATTTACCATAATCTTAATGGGTGTCGAGAACGGGTCGTAGTTTTTGAAGCTAAGTGTAGTTCCATCGTCAAACTTGATGGTGTATGGCTGTTGCCTGTCAGTGTCTTCCTGCATCTTACGACGCTTATAGTCACCTGTACCAGCACCAGTAATGCTACCCTGAGCATACTGCATCATGACGTACCCAGCGATACCATATGACAACAAGGCTTCACCTTGCGCCCGTACCTGACGAGCTGTACCGTTTGCACCACGCAAGTCTTGGATATACTTAGGAGCAATCAACTGAATACCAGGTGTCATCCTGATACCTTCTTCAAATACACGAACTGGTGTACGGAAGAAGAGCTGACCTATAATCTTCATCCACGGGTTATCACGGACAAACTGCTCATACTTCTGAGCTGTCTGTGATGCCGTACCGTCTCCAGAGAACTGACGCTTGAACAGGAGGTCTTCTGTGTATGACCGTCCTTCCTTGTTCTTAGCGTTCCTGAAGATGCTATCCTTACCCTTAGCTTGTCTGTCCTTATCCTTCTTGAACTCATCAGCTACAAACTTCTTAGCTTGCTTAGGGTTCATCCCCCGAGCTTCGGCCTGTTCTAAAAGGTTTTGCTTGATCTGAACTTCATCAAGATTTTCGTAGGCGTTTAGGATAACCTTATCTACTTCCTCTTGGATGTAATCTTCTAAGGCTTTTCCTTTCTTAGGACGTTTTAGGCTTTTATTATGTAGAATAGCGTTAGCAATCGCTTGGCCTTCTACATATCCACGATAGTTAATCTGTTGGAAAAACTCATCGGTCATATTGAGAATATTAGGAAAAAGGCGAATGACTGACCCTACTGGTACATACTTTTTGAAACGCTGAGGGATAACATTGTGGTTTTCCATAAACCTACTGTAGTCGCCTGTTAGCATCCCACGCTCATATTTATAAGCAGCAATGGCAGCTTTTGCCGCACCCTCACGCATCCTCCACATAGCCGAGTATGTACCAGTCATCTTACGAAAACCTGAACTGGCGTAATCGCCCTCAACTACGAAATTCAAGAATGGCTTATATGCAGTCTTAACAAGAGAGGGAAGTGTGTTAACCACAATCGTAGAAGTCGTAAACACAGTGCCAATAACAAACTCATTCACACCTTCGACAGTGCGACGGAATGATGCTTTTGCCTTGTACCCAATACCTGGGTTTTGTGCGTCCATCTTCTGCTTCAACAGTTCACGACGTTCTGCTGACAACTTAGCGGCTTTCTCGATACGGTTCTTTTTCAAAGCCCGTTCAATTTCACCGTTCAGACGTTTGATGTCTGTATCCTTTGACAACAGTTCACGTTGCTTATCAACCATAGCCAGCCATTCACGGTCAGCTACTTCCTGTGTGACATTATCCCTTACTTTGATATCTTCAGGTAACAGGTTTAGCAGTTCACCACGATAGATGTTTTCCCGTCTTGCACCTTGTGATCGGGCGTTAGTAGAACGAAAGCCCTCATCGAGTATATTAAGCTTACGGAAGAGGTCTTCAAGCTCCTCTCGGGCTGCACCTAGTTCAACCGCAGCGTCCTCTGACAGGTCACCCTCTTGGCGACGTATAACATCATCCAGCTCTTCTACAAGGTCTGACATGGTACGCTGTACAGAAATACCTAGAGCATTAAACTCAGCCTGAGTAAGTTGCATACCCAGTATCTGTTGAGTCAGTGAGTTTGTATCCAGACTACCATCAGTATTATGGACTACCTTACCTAAGACACTTGTTAGCATATCTGTAGCGTCTTTGATTAACTTACGCTTCTGTACGCCAGTCTCAGGGTCTACAGCAACAAATCCATCCTTAGTTGTCTTTTCTACAGCCTCACGGATTTTTAGGATAGCTGAAGTGACACCTAGCTTAGGCTCTGATGCACCTTCCTGCTCAACCCGAGTTACTAGCTTTGCGCCAGCCTCGTTGATATCTTTAGTTGCCCCGTCGGCTGGTGTAGCGTCGTCTGCTGTCTTAGCTGCACCTTTAGAAGTCTTACGTTTCTTAGGTTTAGCTCCTAGAAGCTTTTGTGCCTGATTTATAGCAGGGGTAGCGGCTAGACCAATCGTACCAGCAGTCGCTGCGCTAAGGGCAGAAGACTTCAGTGTACGTCCTAAGTCGATATCCTCACCTGTTACAGAGGTCTCAATGACCTGACGGTTGATATCATCAACAGCACCATAGATAGCCCCCTCAGTGGCGGCAATAACAGTGTTACGCATACCGCCCTTCAGTAGAGCTTTGAGACCTTCCTTACCAAGCTGTTTACCAGCAAAGCTTGCTCCAGTACCAATACCAAAAGACGCTAGTCCAGCGTAAGTTGTAGGATCGGTAGCCACGCCTTTCACAAAACGCCAAGTCCCGTCCCATGAGATATTTTTATCATCATAGGCTTCCATTAGGTATAGGAAGGATGCTCTTGTATTATCGTCTGCTCGAGAGATAATAGAGGCATCTACAGTCATCTTAGGTAGGTTGTAGTTAAACCAGCCCATAGTATCTAAGGCGTAGTCTGCCAGCTCTTGATCTGACCCATCAAAGTCTCGACCATTGTGATTGAACCGATATACGTTACGAGCTGCCATCAAGAAGTCATCGTCTTCTACAAGGGTATCCTCGGTGGTATCTTCTTCGCCAGCCTCAAACCGTGCAGTGAATGCTTCTTGTCCTCCAGCAATCGCTTGAGAGACATTGGTTGGGGCTGGGGTTGTAGAAGATGCTGTTGTGTTCGGTGTTGTTGGAGAAGTGGTAGACTGAGGAGCGTTTAACCTTTGTGCAGCTTCTCGGTCAGCCTTTATCTTTTCTTGCTTCTTACGAATCTCCTCCAGCTCATCACTAGACGGATTCCAAGTGGGTAGATCAGCGACGCCCATGTTTTACCTCGTTTGAATAAGTCTATTTGGAGTGATTTCCTTGAACTCTACATCAGGATTGATAGCCTTGACTTCAGCCGCTTCAGCAGGGCTAATGACAGGGTAGATAACCCCTGATTCAGGGTCTCTATACTCATTACTAGTGTTTCGTAGTTTTTCTGTTTGCTCTTTCAGTTGGTAAGCAGCAGATGCTGTAGTCTGGTTTCTAAAGCTCTCGACATATTTTTCGACTTTTGCAACAACAAGCTCACGGATTTCCTTTAGCTGTCTTTTAGTAAGCTTTTCATTTCCGTTTTCTTCCCTGTAAATCTCTACAAGCTCAGAAAACTCGTCTTTTGCTAATGTCTTACCTCGTGCATAGAATGTGCTATCTTGGTTTAATAGCCCACCAGCCATACCATATTGACCGTCCAGTAAAGCTACGTTTCTAATTTCAGCAAGCGCACCTTCTACTTGGGTTTCGAACCGCTTATGTTCATTAGAGTTTTTAACATCAGTAATATAGTAAGCTGACTGTGTAGCCTCGATAAGAGCAGGGACATCGTCAGGATGAATATCAGGCTGTGTAGATGCCCACCTGATGATTGCTTCTGGGTTACCTAATGCTGCCTCAGTAAGCCCTAGTTCCTCTAGTTCCTCTACAGTATCAGCTTCTTTTAACTGACCTTGTAGTGTTACTAGGTTGTTCTTAGAGACTGTCTTATCGACACCAGTGTTAGCCCGTAGTCGCTCACGAGCAGAGCTGAGGTCTGAGTAGCCTTCTACTTCACGGACTTCAGATTCAGTAAGGGGTGGGTCACCTTTGATCATCTTATCTAGTAGGGTGTCCTTACGAAGCTTTTGTTCATCTTCTTTTTTCTTGAGCGTAGCCGCAGCATCGACAGCATTCAGTCTGTCAATCTCACGCTGTACATTAGACATATAAGTGTCCCATAGCTGGGGCTTATCTTTCATGATGCCTTTGTAAACTTCTGGAGCATCCTTTAAGACACCTATGTCTCTATTTAATAAAGCTTGGTCACGGGCTGCATTCAAAATTTCAGCGTTACGGGTCTTACCTTGAATAAAATCGTTTCCTCCGGCAGAACGCCAGATATCGTCCCGTTGCTGTAGAGTTTTCCAGTCACCAGATGCCGCTAAAGCTTTATCTGTAGTTGAAAAGTCATTAGCAGTGGCCTGTAGCTCGTCTGCTCGTTTTCCAGCGACATACTGCTGTACCTGAGCTGAACGCTGACCATCTAGGTAGCCGAGCATCCCTGATACATATGCACCATTTGATTCACCGTACTTATCACGGATGTATTGCTCTGCCGATGCATAGCCGGAATTGATACCGTCTAGGGTATTTGCAAAGCCTGTAGAGTTACCAAACTCGTCAGTGCTAGGCGCACCAATAGATGCCACTAAGCTCTGAAAGTCATCGTCCCGTTCCATAGTGGCCTTACCAGCCGCCTTCAGGATCATGAGCTTCCTTGTCATACTCATGTCTGGATACAGTGTGTCTAGCTCTTCGATGCCTGTAGTATTGTCACCTTGCAGTGCCTTAGATACATACCCATCAAACTCTAGCTCAAACTTCTTGTTAGCCTCATCAATCTTTCTTCGGTCATTGCGTTGAGATGCGTCCAATACAACATTCAAGCTATTTGCCAGAAGTTCCGCAGAACTGCCAGCGTTTGGGTTAGCTCTATATTGTACTGCACCTGACCCCTGTCGTCCTATTCCCCTCGCAGTGGGAGACACAGGTGTTAAATCAACTGTAGTCCGTGCCATTTCTTAATTCCTTATCCAAACATGGAAGGTAGGAAACCCTTACCTCCAGCGTCTATAGCTCTATCGTTTGCACCAGCAGTTGCTCCACCAATACCCAAGGCAACACCCAATGGATTGGGGGCGGCTTGTAGCGGATTACTGGCAATAACCTGTTCCATGTTCTTCTGCATACCGTAGGCCTCAGCCTCATATGCTCTATCCAGAACAATCTCTTGGTCTTTAACTCTGGTTGTGTTTCTTGCACCCTGCTGAATAATAGCGTTGATGGTGGCATCAACAGATTTACCTGTGACACCTTGGGATGCGGCAGACGCAATGGCTGTAGACCGTGCGGCTCTGTTTGCTAATATTGTGTCAAATTCTGTTTGGTTTTGCGCCCTAGCGTCTAATTGATAATTACCTTGGGCAACACCAGACTTATAATTATAATCTTTTCGTCCACTTGTAATACTGGCGTTGGCGGCAGCATTGGCGGCATTAACTTTCTCACGCTCTGCCTGATACTGCATTACCGCCTGACCGCCTTGGACGGCTGCTGTAACGTCACACATTTTCAAACCTTCCAAATTCGTAAAACGGCAAATTATGTGCGCCCCAGTTCACCTCACGGATGAATGAGAACCCACACCACTTCAGCCACTTATGGTGAACTGTGTTTCTTTTATCTGTTAAGTTCCACAGAAGGTCTGCTTTAGATTCCTCGTGGAGTTGTTTTATATAATCCCTACTTTCTCGTAGGAACTGCCTGGAATGACGCTTCAAGTCTTCACTGGCAAGCATCCATACTAGAGCTGAGTTAGCGTCGTCTGGAGCAGTACCAAAGATACCGACTGGTAGTTCGTCTTCCATGATTGTGTAGCATATGGGGGAATACTCCACCGACCTCGAGAGACCCTCTAGGGCTTCAAGATCGGAGGAGGCTTTTATTTCTTGCTTGTCAGCGTCCCGAAGCCGTGAGGCCAGCGACGAGATGTGCCAAGCCTCAGTAACTTCTGTATGTAACATTAGACCCTTCTTACAGCCTTCGCTGTCCACTGTGCGTTCCATTCTGTACCAGTAAACGTACAATGGAACGGAGTGTCGTTTAGGAGTTCAATCTTTGTGTAAAGATTTTCACCCATAACTGGGAACTTGAATTCACCATCGTCCAACGACAGACCGCCTAGTGTATTATTACCAGACCCGAGGTTGCGCCCTGAGAAAGTATATTCATAAGGGGTTCGACCACGGTTGGTTACTCTAGCAGTGAACTGAGCTGTATCTTCGTATTGTACTGACACATACCTGACCGACAGCCTACCATCCTGTATGGCTACCTGACCCTGACCCTTGTCTTCTTTTAGGAAGAAGGGAGAATACTCATAGCGGAAGGTATAGTTTCTTCCGATAATCGCATTATCGTAATCTGAGCCAGTATAATCACCGATAGCAGTAAATGTTGTGCTGTTGGTTCTAGTAGTGCCTATAGTTATCCCTCTAGGGGCGTCAGCGTCGCTCTGAACGAACACAGCGGTTGCTGGGGTAGGATGGGGCAGTGTGAACGTAGTTAGGCCTGTAGCGGCATCATACGTCCTTGTAGTGTCCGAGAACTTAAAGCTGTGATCTAGGTGAATAGGAAAGGATGTACTGGAGCGCACCGAGTCTTCCTCGATGTTTATCTTCTCCATATACAGCCCGTCACTATCATAATCCACCAGCAGGAACATATCATTATCGACTAGCGTAAAGTATTTGACATCACCTTCGAATATCCACTTACCCCAAGATGACTGGATTTTACCTTGAGTCCCTTGGAAGTATTTATAGCAGTAGAGTTCGTTTGGATTGCTGCCTAGTAGAAATACGCTAGAAAGACGACTAGAACCCCCGATGTATTGTACAGGAGATTTGATATATTCTGGTATCTGTGCTGATACCTCATCAGCGTTCTCTGTGTTTAAGTCGTTATCTACGAAGTACTCCATGAGCTTAGAGTTTGTCCCAGTGTCATCGGCAAAGTAAATGTAAGCACCGACTTGTACAGGGGTCTGTGTCTTGGAGCAGTTAAAAGCTGAAGCAAAGTTCAGTTGTGCAGTTTTTGGGGAGAGTAAGTCCAGCGTTTCAAGAATGTATTGCGTTCTGTCTGAGAAGACGAGCAGTTTCTTGTTAAACGGGACAGCAAAGTTTAGCAGTGTAACTTGACCAGTTACCGCAGCGATATCGATTGGATCAGCATCTACTAGTTGGGCGACAGTGGTTCTGAAGAAATTCTCAAAGTAATCAGCTTCAGACATAATCACGTTCTCATCAGCGAGAAAGCCCATGCGTCCTTGATGGATAAAGATATCGTTAATAGGCTTGCCTACAAAGGTAGGGTCAGCATTTGTTGTATCATCACCTACAAGCATCTTAGCCCAAGTATGCTCATCGAATGTGAACGAGTCTGTAGAGGCATCGTAGGATAATGTATGAGGCAGGGTTGAGGCAGTTAGCTGTCTCTTCTTACCGTAGCCATGTGTCTCTATCCATAATCCATCCTGATAAACAACATAGTAGTCATCACCATCAAACCCAGGTTCACCAATAATGCGAACCAGACGACCATCTTTATCCTGTGCAGGGAGGTCTTCAAAGCTTGTTAGTTCATCTTTGAAAGCTGTCATGGCATTACCGCCATTGCCTTCATCGATTGTCACTACATCTGTAGATGCGAGATATAGAGAGATTGTTGAGTTGTATCTAGCTACAGTGTAACCAGCAGCAGATAAATCGTTTACAAGCTCTTGTGCAATCTCTTCTGTACGCTCGACAGCATTAGAAGCCTCTGTGTTAGCCCCTGTGGTAAAGTTAGCCTTTAGGACATTATTTACATAGATAGCATAATTAGAGTTGCTCAATGACCCTTTAATAAAGATAGACCAGTAGCGGTCTGGGTCTAGACGAGCTGGCGTAATACTGGACTCTGCTATTGTAGAGGCGGCAGCATTAACCGTTCTGTTTAGAATAAATGTAGTATCACCCACCGTAATCATCTTACAGTTTTCACGGGGGTTCGAATTAAAATCTAGGTATGAGCCAGAAAGTGTACCATTGACTGTCTTAGAGCTACCAGTCTCATCATATACCTTGATGTCATTATCTTGTACGTTAATAAAGAACTTCTTGCCATCAAATCTCTGGAAGAAGTGTCCTTTGATGTTACCTGAGATATTGTTACCTAGTCTTGCAACAATCTCAGAACCTGGACGTTTTTGTAGGCCAGCAACAAGCGAAGCCCAACCGTTCTCCATCTCAGTACAAGAGTTTTGCAATCGGAGTGCTGGGGGCTGCTGACTGACACCGTTGAACATATTAGGCATTGTGCCAGCAACGAGAGCCATTAGTAAGTCCTCCTGACTGGGGCATATCTGCCCACCATAGAATATGTGGAGTAGCTATCTGTAAGTACATTGTAGTCTGCTGTCTCTGCTTCTTCATGCTGAAGGAGACCCCAAGCCTGTTGCTCGTCTGCTCTGTTAAATTTAGACAGAGAGTCAGACCCTAGAGTACGCTCTTGGAATACCCGAATAGAGCGAACAGTGATATACCTACGGGCTGCTTCCGGTAGGTCATCAAAGTCGAGACCTACAGTAAGTCTTAGTTTTAAGGCTTTAGTGAATTTATAACTGTTTTCCTTACGGTCATACAGCTTCATACCACGCTGAATAACATCGGTAGATACATCTTCTTGTACAGTGTCTACACGGAATGCATTAGCTGGGAGCTTAATTTCACTATTGATATCTGGTTTTAATGTATGAACTTCGGAGTTCCAGTGCCAGCCGTGGGTCTGTACCTCACGGGACACCTCATCGATAATCGAGGAGGCAACCTGAGCGTCAACCTGAAGTCCTGTTAGAGATGCCACTGGAGCTTCGCCTATATTAGATAGACAGGCATTCACAGCTTCCAGCTTAGTAGTTGGGACAAGTGCCATATTAACCTCTTAGTAAAAAAGAGAGACACCCGAAAGTGCCTCTCTAATTGTTAGCTTAGGCAGACTGAATCTGCACAGCAGCTTCGTTACGCAGTACGCCATGACCTACTGCATACTTAGCAACCATCAGAGTACCCTGACGACGGATGTCGTACTCAGACTCTGTAGCCAAGTCCATCAGCTTCACAGTACCAGCAGCAGATGGGTGGAATACCAATGCTGTGGTGTTAGAAGCGTCAACGGCCTGACGGGTTGAAGTACCAGCGTCAACACCAGTTGTGATGTTGGTAGTAGGTAGGTTGTTTGACTTCAGGACATTGATGCCAGCAACTTGCATGACCTTACCAGTAGCGGTTGAGCCGTTTCCTGCGTTGCCGAAGTCAACATTGATAACCTTTGAGCTGTTAGCCAGCAGATAGTACTGCTCAGGCTTCACAACAACATAACGGTTATCTTCAGGTACGTTCTTCTCATCGAGAGCCTGTGCGGCATCGAAGATAGCGGCAATCAAGGTATCACCGTCTGTACCAGAGTTGGCTGAAGTGATAACCTCACCAACCATGTCAGCTTCACCAGTCACTGTAGCAGTGGTTTCGTTAGCTGCCTGAATGATGGTCTGCAAGATGTGCTTGTCCATCTGGTTAGCCAGCGCAATACCCATCTCACGAGAGTACACTGAACGAACATCGTAGTGGTTCTTAGCTTCATCGATGTTAGCAATGAAGGTAGAAGCCAGCAGGAGGTCGTTAATAGTGATAACCTTCTCTGAGTGGTTGATGCTGTCACCAGTGATTTCATCACCAGGAGTATGGTAATCAGCAGATGTACGACCCATCACTGGGAATTGAGCAGACTTACCGTTAGCGATAGTGCGAACCTGATGTTTGTCCATCATGATGGTCTGCTGTTCGAAAGCGGTCAGGACTTCGCCTGAGAATACCTTGAGAAACAAGGCGTCCTTATCTGAACCGCCATTATTTGCGCCTAAGCGCGAAGGAGTAGCATTAGCCATTTTTGTTGTACCTCTATTGTACGAGTTAAAATTAAGGGGTTAACCTCAGATTACTCGCCACCTTTCCTTCGAGGTTGTTCTCCGCAGAGAGCCAAAAAGTACAAATGGTCTGTTTTCTTTAGGTCTTCATGCCTCGGTTTTCACTCCGAGACATGACTGAAAGATTACTAGATGCATTATTAAGAGTGTTACGGTCTTTGTGGTGTACGTCTTTGCCGTCACCCTTCCGAGCCAGTCCCTTCCTAATCATTAAACGACGAGCTGCATTTCGTCCTGCCCGTCGCTTCTTCTGCTCGGGCTTGGAATGATAATCAGCGTATTCTGCTTCATAATCCCTAGCCATTCTAATATCCTTTACATAATGTTTGAGCGAGACAGTTTGGCTGCGACTTGATCACGGAACGCAGGATCAGAACTGTATCGTGGGTCTGCCATATCTGCTTTCATTTGAGCTAGGCTCGAGTAAGCATCGGCAGATGGGCGTGATTGACCAGCTAAGTTTCGTGCTGGTTCAACACCTCTTTGAGCCTCATACATTGATCTGAGACCCTGAACGGCAAACATGGTTTCTTCCATGTCACCGCTATTTACTGCTCTGTTAAAGGCATCAATCTGTCCTTCGGATAGATTATCGCCAGCCCAACCAGTCATAGCTTCATAGCTATCCTGACCGCCAACAGAGTCATAAACTTGATTTGTAGTTGTGGATAATAAAGCTTGCTGTCCCTCAATATAGCTATCTACTAAATTTCTTGGGATACCAGCTTTCTCGAGCTGTTCATAAGATGCATCAGCCAGTCCGTCATTATTCCAAAACTCTTGACTGAGTGCTTCAAAATCTAAGCCAGCTTGTTCCACAGCTTCACGAGCGACCTCTTCAGATGCCTCTGCATTACTATCCGAAACACTCTCGCTCTCAGTTGATTGGCGTGATTTTGTGTATTCTGACTGTAATTCAGCATAGGCTTTTTCTAGTTCCTCGTATGAATCAAATTTACCTAATATTTTTTCTTCACCAGAAGAAGGTGACTGCGCCTCGTCTTGAAGCGCAGCCTGTTCTTCCAATGATGGATTATTTTCTTGGGGGTCAATATTAACCGTTTCCGTTGCCATCATTTAATCCTTGTTGTGCCATTTTCATAGCTTCGGGAGTGGCTTTCTCAGCCATACGTCCCATCGTTTCATTCATCATCATTTGCTGTTGAGCTTCGGCCTGTGCCTGTTGCTCTGCCATGATATCTTCTTCTGTCTTGACCAGACCATCCATATCAATGCCCAAGGCTGTACCAATACGGGTGATGTAATCCCCAACATTCATATATTGTGCTACGGCCTCTGCCCCGATGGGCTGTAGAGCCTGTAAAAATGCATTATATTTGTTGAGGTCATGACCACGACCTAGAGCTTCCAATCCAGTAACAATAGCTGGCCTTACGATACCCTTCGGTAATTCAGGTAATCTCTTGGCCTTTGTCATCCTGTCCATTAGACGGTTTACTAATGGGAGCTGAAACTCTTGCGATAAAATAGAATAGACACCACCAAGGGCATCTTCTAGTTCCTTAGCCATGAAGCGTACTTCTTCGGCAGTCACACGTTCACCTGAACGCTGGACAGCACTATTCATTAGGAAGGCATAAGATAGACGCTCAGTGATTGAGCGTACAGTATCGTAGGCTACCCTCATGTCTGCATACTTCTGAGTTTGTAGTACAGACACCTCATTAGAGTTACCAGCAACAATAGCGCAGTTCTCGGCCTGAGCAATGTCACGCATCCTAGTAGTACCATTAGGGTTAACCATGAATAGTACTTTAGCTGATGCGGCAGATGCCTCTACAATCGCCTTAGAAAGCCCCTCAAGGCTGATAAGGTCTCCGAGGTACTCTTCAACATAGGAACGTCCGTAGTCCTCACCGTCGATCCTAGTCCACCGGAGGGGTAACATAGGTGACTTATCAAGAGGCCAGCTACCAGCAGAACCTGGAATTACTTGTCCCTTGAGTTCTTGGTACAGACGCCATCTATTACCATCTAGATAAAAATGGGTATAGAGAGCTACTTTGTCTTTGTAGCTTTCTTTAACATCGCTATTCAGGTCACTACCTAAAAGCTCTAGTTCTTTTTCTTCTAATACAGCAGGGGAGATTTCTTCTTTGGTAATGATTTCTAGAACATTACCGTAGGGATCACGTTTCACGACATAGCTATCTAGTCGGAATACACGGATGCCACCAGACTTAGGGAGATAAACTAGGACATTACCAGCAACAATAAGGTGCTTCAGTGCCTCAAAGATGGGAGAGCGTAGACCTGATGTTTCAATCTCAGTCATTACTGACCGTTCAATCTGGTTCAGTGCTTCTTCAACTTTAGCACGGGCATTATCTTGCCCAGTAAGTTCTACTAGTGTCTGGTCGTCTACTTGAAGACGAAAGAAAGGGGAATTGGGGGGCAGGAGGGAGAGCAGAAGTTTTGAGGCTAGGTTATTTACACCCCTAGCCCCAATACCTTGATAAGGAGTTCTGTATTCTGTAGCCGAGCTATGACCGCTAGGAGGAACTAAAGTTGGTATAGTTACCTCAGAGCAATCTCTAGCTCGGTTAAGAAACATTTCTCGCTCAACGGCAAGCTGCTCGTACCGTCCTGCACAGGTCTTACCGTTGTGCATAATTTTAGACTCCTACGCCACCTGTTGAGCTACCGCTTTGACCGCCAGTGATTGACAAGCCAGAACTGCGATAAGGTTTAGTGCCACCTTTTTTACCACTCTTATTACGCTTTGCCCGTTCCTCATCAGCAGTAACTGCCTCTGTGGGTGCGCCCTGATCCAATACTGGAGGAGGAGGTGGTGGAGGAGGTGGAGGTGGTGGAGGAGCTGGTGCTTTGTTAGACATACACATCACATATTCTCCAGAATATTTTCATTTTGTTGATTGTGAACCGCCCTGAGATGACGGGCTACCGAAGCAGCCCCAGCTTTGAACCAAACTGTCTTTTCATCATCTTCAAGTGTTGGGCAGCGGTCTGGAAACATCCGTTCGACATAATCGAGCAGAGGTTCGTCTACTACTGGTAACTTAGACACCACATGAGCCTCCTGTGCCACTTATGTCACAGATGTCGTGGGTCTCAATACCTTCTTCAAACTCAGTACCAAGCTTATCCACTGCTTCGCTGTACGGGACAGAGACCAAGGGTTGGCCTCCTCTCGCACCATCGGGATAGACTGTGAAGCCTCTGAGCCTGTGGGCATAGGATGCCAGAGTGTTAGCAAAATCATCTACTGTATCCTCGTTGTTTAGTTTACTGCCCCAAGAGGGGAGATTGATTGTTGAAGAGATAGACATATCGACATAGTCTTGTACGTCAGCTTGGAACATCATACGACGCTCGTAATCCTCAGCTAAGTCTAGAGATGACTCAATCTTATGTGGGTCAGCTCCATACATATCAATCAGCTCCTGAGCAGCCGAGTCTACAACATACTGGTAGTGCCAGCGATTTTGCCCTTTTAGATATCTACGTTTATAGGCGACAGCAAAGATAGGTTCTACGCCTGTAGAAGTCCCAGCAAGAATACCAATAGAACCAGTAGGAGCAATCGCCCTGTTTGCAACTGGACGGGATACAGATAGATGATCTGCAAATTGTCTACTAGTTTTATCAGACTGTCCTTTATATATAGATAGCCATTGGTGAAGCTCGGGGGTAACTTCATATCTGTAACCTTTCTTGATTAACCATTCATGCATACCCATCAAGCCTAAGCCTAGACGACGGTTCTTTTCCCTTGTCTCATAGACAGCACGGTACGGGAGTTTAGCTTGCAGTGTCCCACAAATCAGAAACTTGGTTGCAAGGTCTACGATACTTCTAAATTCTTTAATATCATCGACGCGACCTAAGTTGATGCTTCCAAGATTACATACATCTGAGTCATCGGCTGAAGTAACCTCTGTACAGGCGTTCCTGAGAGTTTCGTTTTCTTTATCAAAGAAGTTGAAACTGAAACCTGGCTCTGCTGATTTTAAGGCTTGACGCACGTTTTCTTTGAATACGTCACCAACATCACCAGTTTCCCAATAGCCCAATAACCAGTCAGTGTCATAGTTTACACTGATGTTGGTCATATCCAACGGGGCAGGGAAGTTGAAGTCTTCTTGCTTAATATCCCATAGGGATTTACCTGTGCTACCAACAGGCATTGATTGCCAGTCTTTTGCTTTCAGGAAGTCCTGAATGTCACCATGCTTCCAATTAAGGGATGCATAGATAGCTGACCGACGGCTACCGCCCTGCATTACCCGACGACCAATCTCATTGATCATGTTCATCTTGGTAACAGAGCCAGAAGCTTGCCCACCAGTCCTACTGATGGTTGCTCCTGCCGGACGGTACACACTGTAATCGACACCAATGCCACCACCAGTCATAAGGCAGCTTTCAGCTTTCCATGACAGGTTAGCCCAGTCCTCACGGGTATCCTCTTCTGCTTTCAATAGATAGCAGTTATTGAAGAACTTGTTAGGACGCCCAGCGTAATATAGATATCTACCACCAGGTATGAACTTGAGTTCTGTGATGTATTGTTGAAGTTGCGACATATCGGTCACAGACATATGATCGGAACATACGTCCTTCACTAGCGTCTTAGCTAGGTCTGCCCATGTCTCACAACCGTCGTGTGCGTATTTGTGATTGAAGATGTCCTCACTGAATTTAGATCGGAACATCGGATTGTTATTAGATTTGAATGCCATTATTCTACCAAGTCTTCTAAGTATGGGGGTTTATAGTTCTTGCCTTTGAGGACTTTGCCATCCTCACGCTTCACTGGTTTCCCATCCTCAAGTTTGGACATATTACTGTCATGGACTCGGTTGAATGCTGGCTGTATAGGAAGGTCAAAGGCATCAGCAAAGCCCGAAACAACGTACTGCACATCAGCTAGTTCTTTCAGTAAGTGGGCTTTCTCAGATGTAGCGACTGTCTCATTATTATTTAGCCGCATACATATATGATCGGATGCCTCTTTTAATTCGAGTACTTCCTCTTGTATCAATGTCATTCGCATATGAATGAAATCGATTAGTTCTTTTGCGGTAAGCTCCTTGGTGTTGAAGCTTACCTGACGTTTCATTTCCATAGCCTTATGAAACGAGGCTACTTTATTTTCACGGCTAACATCTCTCATTACCAATTAACCCCCTTAGTCTTTTTCATCAGACGTATCATCTCTGCCAGATACCATTGCGCTTTTTCAGCGTCTTCAATGGGGTTATTCTTGTTCCAAAGCCGTGAGCCTGTGTATTTCAGAATTTGAGCATGGGCAGTGTGCATAGCTATAAAATCGCCTTGCACATCGAGTATATAGTCCCATGTTTCGATTGAGCCGTTTGTGTAATGACTAGGGCTGTTTACTTTATCTTCCATTGGGTCTCCAGAGTTTTACCTTTTGTGCCTCCAAGTCGTACTCACCATATCTAAGGATACGGGCAAGTTGCGCTTGGTGTACGGCATCCCCTTCTGACAGCCCTGCTTTTTCGTAAGTCTTGACGACAGCTTCCCATGTAGGGTCTTCGTCAAGAATAGCAGTAGCTCTCTTCTCACCGATACCCTTACAACCAGGGTAGTTATCGGCTTGGTCGCCAGTGAGGACTTGTTTAAGAAAGAAGTAGTCAGCCTCTTCAGGCGTTACTTCGACGATTTCATCATCAATAAGATGCCGACCTGGAATTTGCATTAAATCCTTGTCGATACTATAGATGACACACTCTTCAAAAAGAGGTTCGTATGTACCACACAGACCCAGCACATCATCAGCCTCTAGCCGAGGGTAGATAAGTGTCCTGTATTTCTGTTGGCAGTAGTCTCTGAGCAAAGGCAGAAGCATAGGCTTTCTGGTCTTAGCTCTATTAGCCTTATAATTAGCATCTAGCTCTTTACGGAAGTTCACCTTATCAGAGAAAGCTACAACGACATCTGCACACCCTGACTTCTCATGCAGGGTAGACATCATGTCATTGAATTTAGCTTTAGTGTCTGACTCAGACGCCCAGAGTATCCAAGTGTCTTCGTCGTACTTTGTAGGGTGTTCCAGAGAAGCAGATGCTTGAAAGGCTACAATATCTCCATCAATCAGGAGCGTATTTTTAGCCATATCTTCTCCTAGTGTGTCTCAGCCCAGTTAGCACCAATGTTGTATTCACCAGTTAATGGGACTTGGACGTTGAAGTGTTGACCAGCTTTGGCAATGCAGTCCACGATGAGCTGACCACATTCTTCTGCAATCATTGCATCACAGTCGAATTGTAATTCATCATGTATCCATGCCACTTGCTGACATCTGTCTTGCCACCCTCTGGAGCGTAGTTCTTTGTCTACCTCCACAAGCCACTGCTTACAGACCAGCGCACCAGCCGACTGTAATAAAGTGTTGAGAGCAGCGTGAGTAGACCGTATGTGTAACTGTCTACCATCGAGACCAAGCAGATAACCTTTATCACCAGCTTGTGCCTTTACTTGTTTTACCAGACGCTCTAACGCTGGGACTTTCTCGAAGAACTTCTTCTTGATTTCGCGGCCAGCCGTCGCACCCTTGCCGATAATAGAGCCAATCTTAGCGTCGCCAGCACCGTAGAGAAACGCATAGATAAAAGTCTTTGCATCATTCCTTGTTGGCAGTTCGGCTGCGGTCTGGTTAGCGGTGTGAATATCTCCATCCACTACCTCCTTTGCATATGCACCATTGTCAAACCGCCACATCTCGTTTGCCAACATTCGCAGCTCGAGGCCAGATACGTCAGCACCGATGAGTACACGGTGTTTGGATGCAGTCCAGCATGACCTACACTCTTTGCCATAAGGGACATAGACAGCAGGGGTCTGGGCTACATTGGGTGACCGATGCGTAGCTCGACCTGTGACAGCACCATTGGTGATGACCTGACCGTAGATACGTCCGGACTTAACTCTCTTGAGCCAGCCGTTAGCACCCTCAGCCACTTGACCGATACGCTTTTGCACCATTAGGTATTCGCTCAGGAGCTTCGCTTCAGGATAAGGTAAGCTAGACAATACACGTTCATCTACCTTTGCTCGTCCGTCTTCAGTGAACTCCTTGGGCTTCCATCCGTGGATAGCCTTGAGCCTAGACTCGATGTGCATCCTAGAACCAGGATTGAACACCACAGTCTTCTTCTTCATGATGGGTACGCCTTTGACGTAACCACGGGACTTATTGTTTACCTTGGGTGTAAAGAGACCCAGCTCTTCTTCCCACGGAGGGAATGTGTCCTGTAGTTCTGCCTCGAGTTCTGCACGACGTTTATCCAACGTCTTCTTGAGATGTAACGCTGCGTCCTCGTCGAAAGGAAAACCACAACGCTCCTGCTCTGCAATAACCCACTTGACCTGATGTTCAAGTTCGGTAGCGACAGGAGATACATCTTTAGACTCGATAAGCTTCCACAGCCTGTCGGTGACCTCCACATCCTGTTCGCAGTAATCCTGCATAACCTGAGACCATTCTGACCAACCGCCATCATAGTCACCTTTGAAACACTTGAGCCTATGCCCCCATGCCTCTAGACGGTGCTTACCAATCAACTTTTTTGGAAAGCTCTCATCAGTGGCTACTAAACGATAATCTCGGTCACTGAGATCAGGGTAGAGTAACAGGGACATAACTAGAGTGTCTCTAACCTGTGATTTTCGGATTCGAAACCACGGATACACCTTCTTGATTGCTGGTATATCAAAGCTGATGACGTTGTGGCCTACAATAAGGTCAGCTTCCATCAGCATCTTGACACCAGTTTCCACCTCAGAAGGTGCAAAACTATAAGTCTGTTCGGTGTCTATATCTTTTAGGCAGAGGCAGTGGATACGATCCAGCTCGTCCAGTAGTCCATTGCTTTCAAGGTCGAATACTAATCGCATCCACTTCTCCTACGTCAATTAGCTTGCAAGGTTGTAACGGTAATATTTCTGACCAGTTACTGGGTGGTACTGAACCTTATGCTCAATATTATGACCAGCACTGCGAAGCTCTGAAATGCGAGTAGCAAGCTTATGGATGCTATAATCGTTCATAGCTTCCCGTACTGAAATTGACCCTGCTGTACGCATATGTTTTAGGATTTTATCGTGTTGTGTCATACCGTTCCTTTTCTTCCATCCGTTATGCTCTAGTGACTGGGCTTGTGTATTGAAGAAGTGGTGAAGCTCTTCCCAAGCTGGATTTTTTACTGCTATCAAGGCTGTCATTTCAGCCATCTCAAAGATTTCATCATCAGTAGATATCTCCATCTTGGAATGCCTCCGTTGTCACTTCTGTCAATCTGCCTGTTTGCTCGTCATATCTGAGCTGACAGCACTCACCAGTGATACCACTGAAGCGGTTCTTCAAAATGCGAACTGTAGTTATGTTACGGTTCTCACCTTGCTGGTCTCTTTCAAGACCAATGACCACATCAGAAGTTTGAGCTATTGATTGAGAGCCACGGAGATGACTAAGGCTAGTCGTAACTCCATTCTCGTGGCCTTTGTTACCCTCAAGGCGACGCAGATGCGCTACCATGAGA